TCTGGAACATGTTTTTCGATTAAGTCTGCAGTCAGATTGTTCACTGGGTCTTTACATAAATTAAACACCAGATTTAACAGGAATGTTTCCATTTCTTTCCTTTTTTAGATTAATTAGTTTTTGGTTTTTCCTGCTTTTCTGATTCTTGTGGAACCTCTGATTCAGAGGATGCCCAATAGTATTGAGAAATTGAGGATATAACCATGGTCAATGCACCAACAACTATCTGAAGAATTGACCGGGTTGAGTCTGATAATTCAGAATCAGACAGTCCAAAAAGTGAATAAATAACGAAAAAGTAAATGCATAAAACCATGATCGAAAGAATAACTCTGGCCCAGAATCTTAGGTATGTGACTTTATCAGCAATTGGGGTTGTATTCTTTACTGGGGGATCTGTAATTGTTTCAGTAACTGTTTCTTTTGTTGTTGCCATTATTGTCCACCTCTGAATCGAATGTATTCCTTCATTGCCTGGGTGTTCTGTTCCAGGGCTATTTTAACATGTAGCAATGCATCACTGCTTGACTCAACTAATTTCATGATTCGTTCATCATTTTGCTCATCACGCTGCTGCCATTGTTCACGTTCCTTGGTTGCATTCTTCAGCAACCACATGATCAAATATCCGGCTGCAATTAATGTTGCTACGGGCACCCCGATTCGTTCAATTAAAGTCAACATTAATTCAGTGTCAGGCATTTGCTCTTCTTGGGTTGGATAATTATAGTATTGATCTGCCGGGTTAAAATGGTGGTCCACTATTCAGGCTTTGGGTGTGCGGTTATTTTGTTTATCCTGCTATTTCGTACAGAGTCATTGTTGCTATAGAAGCAGACCCAGACCCCGGATTTGCTGATACAAAATAAACTGTGCCTGACCCTGATAATCTATTCCCTTGAAAATCAAACGTATAAGATCCTGCACTACTTAAAACACCTGACATAAATGTTGCCCCAAAATACCCCCCACTACTAGCGTGATGTTCGTCCATAACCTCAGTTTCTGCCATAATAGTTGCTGATGCCGTTCCTGTTTGTAAAATCTTTCCTCCTGCAGGACTAGAACTATCACTAGCAGAAACTGGTATTGATACGTTTATTAGGACTTTTGAACCTGCTTTTACAGTAATAGAATCTGATATTATTGATGCGTATGTTGTGGTTGATCTTGAAACAATAGAAGTTGTAGTTGTGTTTTCAACTTGAATAACATGCCCTGCCGGAAAAGTCGCAGCACCAATAGTCCCACTAAAAGTACCATAATTATCACCAAGGTCTGCGTTGTCTCTGGATCTACTCATTTTCCTCCGTACAACTTAATGCTTTAAGTTCGGCAGTCGTAGTGCAAGAATCGACTGAATTGGTTATATCTCTAAGTCTTTGCTTTTCTGCTACGATTGCCGTTGTATCACTTCCTGTTTCTTGGGCTTGCATAAACAATATATCTTGAGCTTCAAGTAAAGGTTTTCGTTCAACCCTAAGTCTTTTCTTAGTAATGTCTTTGGCTTTATCTAGGTTGATCGTAATACTCATGCACCAACTCCGTCATAACTGTCTGTAAAATCATACTCCCAAGCATTTCTAAAATCACGTTCTTGGGGTAAATCTGTGTGTTTTATAATTTTATACTTAACACCATTTGGTACTATTTTAAGTGCAGTTTCCTCAAGTGACAGTTCACCAGTTGGGTGAATTACTGCTATACCTATATCGTTTGGATATATAATTTTTTTCATTTCAGCGAACCACAACTACAGAGCATGGAGTATCATATGCCCCTGAGTTTTCATAAGTAGCATTCACAATAAAACTTCCCACAGCTTTAGTGTGTGTAGTAACATTGTAACCCCCTGAGGTTTCGGCAGTCAAAACTGCTGAATAATTAGCATCAGGCATATGACTTGTAAAATTTACAGTGTAATTACCAGTGCCGTTATCAGTGACCCCACTAATATTTCCTTTAGCATTAACAGTCCCTTGATTAAAATTAGCCCAAGCTCTTACCCTAAAATTCTGACCTATCGTTTTAGATCGTGCATCTGCACTTTGATCGACTAATCCACTCATATTAGCTCCAATCTTGGTCTATGTAAGAAACCCAAACATCACAATCACCAGACGTAGCAAGATTTGCTTTTAAAGTTTGCGCTCCACTTAAAACAAATTTGTCGTTATACATAAATGTTGCTTTGTCTGCTATTGGTGTTTCACGCAAAAGCATATAAGTATCACTTCCTTCGGTTACATATAAATCTATGGATTCGTCTGATCCACTCATGTTAGTAAAATTTATAGACAAAACAGTGTATATATGATTTGCAACACCTGTGATCAATGTCGTTGCTCCAGAAGACATTGCATGAACTTTTGCAACTTTTAAAACCTCTGTTCCGCTTCCGCTTGGTATAGCCATATTAATATCCTAGTACGAGTGCTTGATGTGTTGAGCTTTGCATGAAGGCACCTTTTTGTTTTAACTTTTTGTTTGTTGCCATATTTAAATCACCTACAAGTGTAACATTATCAGATGTATCTAAAGTGATCGTTGATCCACCATCTGAGGCTTTAATTACGTTTCCACCTACCTGAATGTTTCCTGCTACAGTAAGGTTATCAGAAGTGTCTAAAGTTAAGGTGCTTCCACCATCACTTGCCTTAATCACGTTTGAGCTTAGTTTGACAGTAGGAACAGTTAGTTCACCTGTCATAATATCACCATCTATATCGACTGTATCTGCGATAGAAAACGACTGATAAACATGCACCTCTACTATGTCATTAACTGAAGCACCCGTACCTAGTGTTACTGTTGATGTTGTATAGGTATAATCATCTGTTTCCTTTAATAGAACTCCGTTTAAAAAAACTTGTAGTTCATCCCCGGCTGCAGAAATCACACTGAAAGCGGTTTGTGATGCTGTAGCAGTAAAACGATTTTTTTTAATTTTACTGTGTCCAGAACTTTGTTTCCCGATGAATGGCATTACGTTATCTCCATAAAGCTGAACACTACATCCAGGTTTGCATTATCGGCATAAACCTTTAGAACATCCGTTGTTGCCAACACATATTTCTGGCCTGACATGATTTCCAGTGATGTTTCTTCTTCGATTGATACATCTTTGATGATGTGTGCATCAGCATTGGTGGCACCGGCACCACTGACACTGGTATCAGAACTGACCACAACTGTTGCCTTGATGCTGCTGGTGTGCTTATTAGAAACCAATAATGCCAGGACAATGGATGTGGTGCTGGATGGTGTGGTGTATAGAGTTGTTGGACTACTGGAATCTGCACTCACCCCGGATTTTGTGACTACTCTGAAAGTGTTTGCCATATCAGCCTAGTGCCAATGCTAATGCCACCACTGTATCCTCAGAGACTCCTGAAGATGTGATTGTTGTGTTGGTTACTGATGTCACTCGTCCCTTTGCATCCACTGCAAGCACTGGAACTTGGGTTGCTGAACCATAGGTTGCTGCAGTCACTCCAGATGCTGCCAATGTTGCTGTAATTCCTGTTGTCCCAGACCCCGTGACATCACCTGAGACTGTGATGGTTTGGTTTCCGGTAATGTATGTTGATGTGTCAACATCGTAAGTTTCTGATCCAGTTCTTTTAAGGAACCCGGTATCAGAATCTGGGATATCAGTGTGCATGAATGCACCGGCTGCATTGACATTCGTTGCATCAGTGACATCAGCAGATGCTTCAACAGCATTTAATTTTGAAAGTAAGGTGTCCGTAAATGCATTGGTATCTGATTCTGCTTCATATGCAGTTTTGATTTGGGCACCGGTCTGGTCTGCAGTTGCACTTGCTTCGATACCATTTAATTTTGAAAGTAATGCATCAGTGAAAGCATTGGTGTCGGATTCACCTTCATATAAAGATTTTATTTCGGCACCGGTCTGATCTGCTTTTGCGTTTGCTTCTATTGCATCCAGTTTAGTTTTGTCACTGGATGACATCCTGCCAGCAGCAGAACTGGATGCATCTGCAAGTGCAGTATCAATTGCAGTGATTGCAGTATTTAGTGTTGTTCCCCAGGTTCCCCGTGAAGATTCTGAACCAGGATCTGGAAGGGTTAGAGAAAGATTAGTGGTGGTTGGCATTTTTATGCAACATCGTCAAATTCTAAGGTGTACACCCAGGTTGCTGATGAACCTGATGGGATGTTGTCACTGAACCCAGAACCTGTGTTTATGCTTACTACATCACCATACCCGTACCCTCTGGCATAGCGACTGTAGTTATGGTTCCCACCACCAGCGTGTTCATCTGTTGCAACACTACCTTCCGTATCTTTCGCATATCCATAGGCTATCCAGGTTTTCCCGGATGCTGGGTTCCCTGATGCCTTTCCTGCTGATTTAAATTTCACAAGTCCCCCCACTGTTGTGGTCAGGCTGACATTCCCGGAACCATCGATAGTTGCAGATCCGGTGCAGTCTCCTGAGAGTGTTAATGTTCGACTGGTTCTCCATTGGTCTGCATGTATTGTGTTTGTTGATGAATTAAGGGTTTTGTTTGTTAAAGCTTGTGTATCAGATGTTCCGACAATAGTTCCAGAAGGTGCAGTTTGGCCATCCAGTGTGTCTGCATTCAGGTTCGTCACTTTGGTTGTTGATGTAACCACCATTGGTGGTGTTCCATCTGCTACCTCAGAAGTGATCTGACCTGTGAATGTGGTCGCACCATGTTTAGCATTTGATGTAACTGTGTCAGTATTAGCATTTCCTAATGTGGTATTTCCGTTCAGGGTTGTGTTCCCAGATGCAGATATGGTTGTAAATGCACCACTTGATGCTGTGTTTGATCCAATTGGTGTGTTGTCAATCGCAGCACCATCCACATATCCTGGTTCAAAAACTAATGTGATTGTCACTGAATCCCCGGAATCTGATACAAGACCGGTGCTGACTGTAATTGAATTTGATGAAGTTTTGGTTGTGATGGTATGGATCGATGGGCTTG